ATTTATACATAATGGCCCATAATCATTACTTGATGTTATAGTTTTATAAAAAATACTATTTTTGTTTTTAGAAAAAAAACTTAATTGGTGTTTGTTTTGTATACTATCTTCAGGCCATATAAAAACATGTGGGCGTATTCGATTTATTCTAAATAAATTAAGATCTTCATTTTCTAAATAATATTGTAATTCTTTAGTCATTAATACCCAAGCTTTAGAAGAAATCATGTTTTTTTGTGTCAATTTTTTTATATCTTCTTTAATATTCATATATATAATAAATATATATATTTATATATCTATTACTTAAAATCTACTACAATTTCAACAAATTCTTTTTTAATACTTTTAGCTGCTGATATAGATAGTTCTTCTCTCTTTTTTCTAGTTTTATTTGTATTAACATTAATTGTTTCTTTAATATTACTATCATTTTTTCTAGAAGTGCTATTTCTAGAGTTCATATCTTTTTCAATAGATGAATAATTATTATCTATATAATCTATAACACCATTTTCTAATGCCCACTTAAAAAAATTTAATTGACCAATCGCTGTTTGTATTGAAGAAGTATTATTATATGGTATAATAATTCTATCCCATCTACAAAATGGATCAAATCTTCGCTTAGAATAAGCTTTTAATTTTAATTTATAGTCAATGTATACTTTAAATCTAATATTATTTATATCATATACAGTATAATATTTTTTTGCATAGTTTGTAGCAAACCAATCTACGATTCGAAGAGAGATTCTAGAATTACCATTGATAATAGAGAGCATTCTATCTAAATAACCATTAGTATTATAAAATTCTAATAATTTTTTTAATAATAGTTCATTTTGAGTTGTATAGCTCATATTAATAAAATATGTATTAACTTTTTAAATACTTATTTTTTTCGTTTATTATAAAAATTAATCTTCTAAATTATTAGAATTTTTAGGAATCAAAAAATTTGTTTGATCATCTAAAACATCAATATAATTTTTATTTAAAAAAGGATTTTGATAGGTATGTGATATTAATTCTCTATTTTGTATTTTTTCATTATTAATTTCATTTCTTTTTGATGAATTAATTTTATTTTCAACAACATTATCGATAATTTGATTATTTGAATTAAATATAGGTTTTTGATTTTTATAAGATTTTTCATATTTCTCTCCATTACTCCATTTTTTTTCTTTTTCACTAATAATTAACATACTATAATATATAAAATATAATTTATATTTTATACATTTTACTTTTTTTTAGATTTTTTATGTTTCTTATTATTTTTATTTTTACCTTTTTTAGTTTTCTTTTTTATATTTTTATTTTTACCGCCTTTTTTTGAATATGGATGAAATTTTTTTACAGCTTTATTTGTTTTATTCATTTTTCTACTATAAGGTATACTATTTTTAGAATCTATATGTTGTTTTATTTTATCACATATAGTTTTATCTTCTTCCAACAATTCTACAAATTGTTGAACTTTAGTATTTGAAATACGAATAGTTCCATCTCCATGGTCAAAAATATCATTTAATTCTGGTATTGATAACAATGTATGAAGATTTTCTTTATTACTTACTATATGTTCTAATGATATAGCATTTTCTTCAAATAATGTAAAAAACATTTGTTTTAAAAAATTAAGATAAGAATCATCATTTTTATGACTACATAACTGATATATAATATATCGCATTAATTCATAATGTTTTTTTACATTGTCTGGATTATTCATAAAACTTAGATTTTTAATTACATAATTATGTGTATGATATTGAGTGGTCCATTCATCTTTATTTTTCAAATAATAATTATTATATAATTCATCCAAAAATTTAGAAGGTGAAAAATTACTCATTATATATTAATATAATATTATATTCATTTTTCTTTTGTAATTACTAGTTGTTTACTAAATTTAAAACCTTTATGATTTTGTCTTCTTCGTTGAAGATTACATTTTAAGCAGCATATTACAACATTATCATTATTATGTGCATAATAATTATTTAAACGATCTAATGTCCATTGTGTAGGTTCTCTAATATTTTCAAATACTATTTTCATATTCTCTCTACAATAAAAACATTTAAGTTGAGATGAAACAAGCTTTTCTATTATTTCATCAAAATTAATAATGTTATCAATGCTTCTTTTTTTTTGAATATCTTGATTTTTATAACTATTTAACTTTGCTTTTATTTCTGATATACAAATTTTTTTTTCATCAAAATCTATATTTTGAAATAATTTATTTATAAATTCTATTTGTTTATTTTGTTGAAAAATAGAATTATCATAATTTTCACTTTTTTTACGTTCTTTTATTTCTTTTTCAAATGTTATAATTTTTTTATCCATATAAGTTAATATAATAAAAGAAATTAAATATATTTATACACATAATATATAAGATGTCTGAAGAATGTCATGAATTAAAAAATATTAAATATAAAACTATGCTATTAACGGGAAAAAATAATCAGCTAGTATCCTCTGTTAGTGAAGATATGAATAATTTAGATATTTTTCTAGAAAAAGAAAAATTTTTAAATACAAAAGAACCATGGAATAAGTTAGATAAATGTATAAAATTAGATAAAATAAATGAATATATAAAAACATTAAAAGACAAACATAATTTAGATGATGATGAAATTAAAAGTTTAAAAGATTATTTGATTGGATGTATAGATAAAAAATCATTATCTAGAAATAAAGATATAGAATATGAAAAAGAAACCGGTGTTATAAATAATATACCACAATTACATTTTAATAATAGCACAAGAAAGTTTACTTTAAAAAGACATGATAAACATGTATCTACAGCAAAATGTCTTGGGCCTCCAAAGAGAAAAAAAAGTCCAAAAAATACAAGAAAATTATCACCTAGAGAAGATAAAAATTAAATTTTATTATTATAAAATTGATATAATAATAAAAAGATATTAATTATTAATTATGGCATCAAAATCTATCGATGATTATATAGATAATATTAATACTATTTTAGATAGTTCTAATTTCTTTACGAAAGAAGAATTATCTTATTTAAATGAATCAATATATGATACTTTAAAAAATATTATATATGAAAATATAGAGTATATAATGAATTATGAGTTTGATAGTGAAATAAAAAATCATGTATTAAATTTGTTTATAGAACAATTATCAAGTATATACAAATATAATCTTGAAAGTCTAGAACTTGAATTACAAATATTAATTCAAATTAATATTAATAAGATTTACAAAAAATATATTCCGATGCGTTCATATAAAAATACTTTTATTAGAAAGGAAGTTAATAAGGAAAAAATCAAAAATAAATTAGAATATATTAAAAATATTCCTCAACCAGATCAAAGAACTACTGATTGGTATTTATTTAGACATAATTTATTAACTGCTAGTTCAATATGGAAAATCTTTTCAACTCAAGCTACACAAAATCAATTAATATATGAAAAATGTTCAACAATAAATGTTGAAAAATTTAAAACTACTTTTAATGGATTAAATTCTCCATTACATTGGGGGCAAAAATATGAACCTATATCAACAGAATATTATGAGAGAATTAATAATGTAAAAGTAGGTGATTTTGGTTGTATAAAACATCCTAAATATTATTTTATTGGAGCATCGCCTGATGGTATAGTAATAAATGAAAATAGTAGAATATATGGTAGAATGTTAGAAATTAAAAATATTGTAAATAGAGAGATAAATGGAATACCAAAATTTGAATATTGGATACAAATGCAATTACAAATGGAGACATGTGATTTAAATGAGTGTGATTTTTTAGAAACAAAATTTACCGAATATCATTGTTATACTGATTTTCAAAATGATGGAACGTTTAACAGAACACAAGATAATAAAATAAAAGGTATTATAATGCTTTTCAATAATAATAATTCTCCATTATATGAATATTGCCCTTTAGAATCTACACATGAAGAATATGGAATTTGGGAAACTAAAATATTAGATAAACATAAAGATAAAGATTGGATACAAAATATTTATTGGAAATTAGATATTGTTAGTTGTGTATTAGTTTTAAGAAATAAAGAATGGTTTAAAAAAGTAATACCAACTATAGAAAGTTTCTGGAAAACAATAGAGTATGAGAAAGAAAATGGTTTTGAACATAGAGGTCCAAAAAAGCGTTGTTCACCAAAACTAACTCCCATGGATACAAGTAAAACAAATATTGATACTATAGAAAAAATGGATATAGATTGTATAGATAATTTATCAAATGAATTTAATAATAAAAATAAATTATTAATAGATTCATCTCTTTATATGGGTAATGATACTTCTGAATTAAAATAATTAACTCTAACTCCACCGTCTAAAGTAGGAGGTTTAAGAACTGGTTTTCTAATTGTTTTTTTATTATATAATGTTTCACACATTTCAGCTCTACTACACATTCCATTATCTGGGATAGTCCAAAATCTTTTATTATTGGTTCCACAATGTGCCGCTGGAAATAAAGGATATAATAAAAAGTTATCAGCTGACGTGTTCGCGGATACACCTTCGCCTGGAGGGACATCTTGTAATGGATAGAAACCATTTAATATAGGTTTTGAAACACTTTCCGGAAAAATACCCGGTGTTAAAGGGTCTCTTACAACAGATAATCCTTCTTTATTATTTGAAGTTATAATAGGTAAAATACTATTTAAAGCTATATATGACAAAAATATAACTATTAATATAGTGAAAATATTTCTTATATTTTTCATTGTTATTAAATTATAATAATATTTTTTTTTATAAATTTTAGTTTTTTACTCTAAATAATATATTAAATAGGTTTAAAATTTATTCAATATATAAATTAAAAATATGCAGGAGGAAGAAATGCATGTAATTAAACGTAATGGCAACAGTGAAATTGTTTCATTTGATAAAATTTTGAAAAGAATAAAAAATATTGGAAGCGAAGCTAAATTATCGATTAATTATACGTCTCTTGCTATGAAAGTTATTGATCAATTATATAATGGAATTGAAACAAGTAAATTAGATGAATTAACCGCTGAACAATGCGCGTCTCTAAGCACTCAACATCCAGATTATGGAACATTAGCTAGTCACCTTGTAATTTCAAATTTACATAAGAAAACATCTCCATCTTTTGTTCAAGTAATGAATGATTTATATAATTTTAAAGATGTAAATGATAATCATGTTCCATTAATTAACTTTGACATTATAAATATTGTTAATAATAATATAGAGTATTTTGAAAGCATACTTGATTACGAAAGAGACTATTTAATTGATTATTTTGGTTTTAAAACACTTGAACGCGCATATCTTATGAAGAAAAATAAGATTATTCTAGAAAGACCACAGCATATGTGGTTAAGAGTTTCATTAGGAATTCATTTTAAAAATTTTTCTCTAGAAGCAGTAAAAGAAACTTATGATCTAATGTCACAAAAATATTTTACTCATGCAACTCCAACTTTATTTAATGCAGCAACACCAAGACCTCAATTAAGTTCATGTTATTTAATTGGCATGGAAAGTGATAGCGTGGATGGTATTTTTAATACTCTAAAAGAATGCGCATTAATTTCTAAATGGTCAGGTGGTATTGGATTACATATTCATAATATTCGTTCATCTGGAAGTCATATTCGTGGAACTAATGGAGTATCAAATGGTCTTATTCCTATGTTAGGCGTTTTCAATAAAACAGCTCGATATATTGATCAAGGAGGAAAACGAAATGGTAGTTTTGCTATTTATCTTGAGCCACATCATCCAGATATTGAAGATTTCTTAGATTTAAAAAAGAATCATGGAGATGAAGAATTAAGAGCTCGTGATTTATTTTATGCAATGTGGATTTCTGATCTATTTATGGAACGTGTAAAGACATCATCTACTTGGTCGTTATTTTGCCCAGATAAGTGCCCTGGACTTTGTGATGTTTATGGTGAAAAATATAAAGAATTATATTTAAAATATGAAAATGAGAAAAGATATACAAAACAAATACCAGCACGTGATTTATGGATAAAAATTTTAGATGCTCAAATGGAAACCGGCACACCATATTTACTTTATAAAGATGCTGCAAATATGAAATCAAATCAAAAAAATCTTGGAACAATTAAATCCTCAAATTTATGTGTTGCTCCCGAAACAAAAATTTTAACAGATAAAGGTTTTATAGAAATTCAATTATTAAAAAATAATCTAGTAAATGTTTGGAATGGTAAAGAGTTTAGTGAGGTTGAAGTCAAAGAAACAAATAATAATAGTGAATTGATAACAATAAATTTTTCTGATGGTTCTGAATTAACATGTACAAAATATCATAAATTTTATATTCAAAAAGATTATTGTAAAATAAATGAAAAAGAAGATATTATTAACAGTAAATATGTTGAAGTTGTAGAAGGTCAAAATTTACAGAAAGATATGAAACTAATAAAGTGTAAATATCCTATTATTGATAATGATAATCATCTTGAAAGAGCATATACAAATGGATTTTTTAGCGGAGATGGAACATACAATAATTCTTTAATGAAAGAAACAAAATGTAATTACAAATCTTTACCAAATAAATCATATTGTAAGAGACATGTTAATTATCAAAAAGATAATAGTATTAGTGAATATTGTCAAGGTATGTGTTATAACAAAAAACCAGTTGTTGCTCTATATTATGAAAAAATACGATTATTGGAATATTTAGATTATACAAGTATTGGAAAAGAAGTTAATAATAAATTAAATGTTACATTAAATGTTAATTTAGAAGAAAAATATTTTGTTCCAATTAATTATAGTTTAAAAAGTAAATTAGATTGGTTTTCTGGTTATTGTGATGCGGATGGTTCTATTTGTTTAAATAAAGATAATCAAAGTCTACAAATATCTAGTATTCATAAAGAATTTTTATTAAATATTAAATTATTGTTACAAACATGTGGTGTATCATCAAAAGTTACTAAAAATATGAATGAAAGATTATCTAATTTACCGAATGGTAAAGGAGACTATCAATTATATAAAAGTAAGACACTCTGGAGATTATTAGTTTCTTCAAATGAATTAATGAAATTATTAGAATTAGGTTTATCTTGTAAAAGATTAAAGATAGAAAAAAGAGATTATCAAAGAAAAGCTATTCAATTTGTTAAAGTAGTAGATATTATTGATAATGGTAGAACAGATAAAACATTTTGTTTTAATGAACCAAAAAGACACGCTGGAATATTTAATGGCGTTATAACATCGAATTGTACAGAAATTCTAGAGTATAGTGATGAAAAAGAAACTGCTGTATGTAATCTAGCATCTATCTCTTTAACAAAATGTGTTGTTGAAAATAATATTAATCCATTCAAAGATGTTATTGTATATACTAAAGATAATTGTAATTGGTGTGTTCTATTGAAGGCTCTTTTAAAGAAAAAACAAATTATATATAAAGAAATTTTAGTTGATGAAACTAATCGAGATAAATTAGTTGAAGATGAAAATGGAGTTAAAACACTCCCACAATTATTTGATGAAGAAAAATATGTTGGTGGTTTTGATACTATATTAAATATTTTAAGAAATTCATTTGATTATGATAAATTACATTATTTATCAAAAGTTTTAACAAAAAATTTAAATAATATTATAGATATTAATTTTTATCCAACTGAAAAAACAAAAAGAAGTAATCTTCTTCATAGACCAATTGGCATTGGTGTTCAAGGATTAGCAGATGCTTTTATTTTAATGGATATACCATTTGAAAGTGAAGCAGCTAAAGAAATAAATAAAAAGATATTTGAAACTATTTATCATGGTGCTCTTGAATCTAGTTGTGAATTAGCTGAAATTAGAGAAAGAAAATTAACTAAGATGAAAGAAGGACTAAATAATAATGATTGGAATTATTTCTTTCCAAATAATTCAGTATGTACATCATATATGATTAATCCTCATTTAAATGATGACTTTTCATATATGATTGAAGAATCCCTAAATCGTATTAGACCTATTCCAAATGAAATTAATAGAGAAAAATATCTTGGTAGTTATAGTTCTTTTGAGGGTTCTCCTATTTCAAAAGGAATTCTTCAATTTGATATGTGGGGAATTGAACCATCTGATCGATATGATTGGAATAAACTGCGTGAAAATATTAAAAAATATGGTATCCGCAATAGTTTATTAGTTGCTCCTATGCCAACTGCTAGCACAAGCCAAATTTTAGGAAATAATGAATGTTTTGAACCATTAACAAGTAATATTTATAGTAGAAGAACATTAGCGGGTGAATTTATTTTAGTAAATAAATATCTAATAAATGATTTAATTAGTATTAATATGTGGAATGAAGAAATTAAAAATAATATTATTTTAAATAAAGGAAGTATTCAATATATTGAAGGAATTCCAAAATTCATAAAAGAAAAATATAAGATTGTATGGGAGATTCCAATGAAACATATTATTGATATGGCAAAAGATAGAGGAGCATTTATTTGTCAATCACAAAGCATGAATCTATGGATTGAAGATCCTGATCCTAAAATTTTAACAAATATGCATTTTTATAGTTGGAAGGCAGGATTAAAAACAGGTATTTATTATCTTAGAAGAAAACCAAAACATCAACCTCAACAGTTTACAATTGAACCTGAAAATAAAACTAAAAAAATGAAATCGGATAATGATTCTGGGGAATGTCTAATGTGTTCTGGATAAATTAATTATAATATTAATAAAATAGGTATAAATATATTATTTTATTAATAATTAAAATGTATAGACACCGAGCGATTTGTAAAAAAAGTATCAATAAAAAAAAAGAAAAATGTGAAGAAAGTGAAGATGGTGATAAAAATGTTGGAGAACTATTCAAAACTATAATTGGTGGTGGAAGCAGTCCTGGTTCTTCAAGTGGAAGAGTATATTGCGAAGAAAATCATATTTATTTTTATGATGATGTCAATACAAATAGTATTCTAGAATTAGTTAAGCATATTAAAAATTTAAATAGAAAAATTAAATGTGAATTATCAGAGTATAATATTACATATGATACAAATGCTAAGAATGATGTTTATATTTATTTACATATTAACAGTTTTGGAGGATATGTTTTTGATTCCTTAGCTGCTGTAGATACAATTATTAAATCTGAAATTCCTATTATTTCAATTATTGAAGGGTGTGCAGCAAGTGCTGCTACATTTTTAAGTATTGTTTGTCAAAAAAGACATATGCGCGAACATGCTAGTATGTTAATTCACCAATTATCGGGTGGTTGCTGGGGAACTTTCGAACAAATGAAAGATGATATGAAAAATAGCAAATATCTAATGAAAATTATAAAAGATATTTACATTAAATATACTAATGAAAAATTAGAAGAAGATAAACTAGATGAGTTTTTACAGCGGGATATTTGGTGGGCTCCAAAAAAATGTAAAAAATATGGTCTTATCGATGAAATTATTTAAACGGTATAAACTATTTATCTTCTATATGGGCACGCACATGATCTTCTACCGCGACAATAAGGGCAATTCATACGACCACAACCACAACCTTTACCTTTCATTTTTCTAGATTTTCTCATTTTTCTAGATTATCTCATTTTTCTAGATTTTCTCATTTTTCTAGATTTTCTCATTTTTCTAGATTTTCTCATTTTTCTTGATTTTCTCATTTTTCTAGATTTTCTAGATTTTCTCATTTTTCTTGATTTTCTCATTTTTCTAGATTTTCTCATTTTTCTTGATTTTCTCATTTTTCTAGATTTTCTAGATTTTTTTCCTCCATAATAACTTCTAGATTCTTCTTCATGTTCCTTTCTTCTTTGTTCTTCTTCTTCCTTTTCACTCATTTTTTTTCTAGCTTTTTCTATTTCATCATCATCAATGCTAAATTTATCTTTTAATTGTCTAATTTCTTTTTCATATGGAACTACATCAGAATACATTCTAGGTTCTGATTGATATTTTAATATTTTTTTTATAGCTTCTTCTTTAGTTTTAGGGCCAAACATTCCAAACATATTTTATATATATTATAAATATATTATAAATATAATATATATAAATTAAATTTTGTATTCTAAAAATAATTTTTTTATATCATTATTGATTATAATATCTCTATTTTCAATAATAGCAAAATAACATCTTAAACATAATAAAACATCTACGAATGAATTATGTAAATTTCTTGGTTCCTCTTTAAAAATAAAACTATATAGTTCACATAATTTTGGAGATTTAAAATATTCTTGTCCTTTAAAGTTAACCATTTTGATTTTACAAATATTTTTACTATTTTTCATTGTGCAAAATTCAGGTTTTTTATTTTGTCCTCTTGTAAAATACTGACTAATTTTATTTCTAATACATTCTACCATTATCATACGTTTATCAAAAGAGATATTATGTGCAATTACTATATCGCATTCTTTTAATATATCATTAAATTTTTTTAAAGCATTTATTATATTTATTCCTTTTTCTCTCATTATTTCATTTGTAATACCATGTATTCTTATAGAATCTTCTGGAATTATAATATTATCTGGTAATTTAATTACATTATCATAATATTCTATTACATCATTTATTTCAGAATCATAATATATAAAACTTAATTGGACAATATATGGCCATCTAAAAGTATCTAATATAGATACATTATTTTCTTCAGGTAAACCAGTAGTTTCTGTATCAAATACTAATACCTTCATAATATATTATTTATTTCTATAATTATAAGTAATTTATATTTTTATTATTTATATTTTTCAGTTTTATTTTTAATAAATAAAATAAAAATTGAAATGATATTATTGTAATACAAATAAGTATTCAACAATCTTTATAATCAATATGAATGAAAAATCCTGGCTTTCAAAAATTCCAACGGATGTTTTACCTGCTGTTACAAGATATTTGGAAAAAGAAACACGAACCGCTCTTTATTGTTTAATTTATTATGGACATAAAGAAAATTTATGGTATAAATGGTATCCACTAATTAAGTAAATGTTGATAAAATTATATATTAGTAACATCAATAACATTACTATTATTACAAATACCAAATGTTTTTCTATGCCATTGGGTTATTCCATATTTTTTAATTCCATCCATATGTTTAGCAGTTCCATAGCCTTTATTTTTAGATAAATCATAATATGTATCTAATATTGGATATTTTTTACACATTTCATAAATATAATTATCTCTCTCCACCTTTGCTATAATTGAAGCTGCTGCTATTGAGCAATATTTATTATCTCCACCTTCAATACATTTAACAGGAACCTGTTTTATAATATTATTTTCTAAATAAGAAATAGGTTTGAAATCTCTTCCATCAATTAATACTATATTATTATCTGTAAAATTAATAACATTACGTATTGCTTCATTCATTGCTTTGTGTGTTGCTTGTCTAATATTAATATTATCTATCTCATTATGTTCACAATAAGCAAATGAATATGATAGACAATTTTCTTTAATATATTTTGCAGCCTCTTCTAATTTTTTTTTAGAAGTAAATTTTTTACTATCTTTTAATAATTCATATTTGAAAGTTTCATTTATTGGTAGAATAACAGCGGCACAATATACTCTTCCAAACATTGGACCTCTACCTACTTCATCAACACCAATCTCAATATTATATTCATCGCTATATTTTTTTATAAGAACCATAATTATTTTTATATTTATGTTTTAAATTTTCTTCAATTATATTATAAAATGAAAATTAATCATATTTATTTATTATTTGGCATTTTCATAATTATTTTATTATCTTCTTGTTTAGGAGGTTGTTACAGAGAAGGATTAGCAACTTCAGAGAGAAAAGATCATAAAGAAAATAAAGAAGATGCTATGAGACAATTTAAAGAAAATAATGATTCTGTTCAAATGATGTCTCCTGAAGATGATGTTAATAATAATAATGGTTTAATTGGTCCAGGTGGTGAACAATGGATATTTGGTCCAGGTGGTGAACAACAAAGACAACCTAGACAACCAGGTGAAAGCGAAGGAGAATATATAGATCAAATTCACGATGAATATGCTAATAATTATAATAAAGATGTTTCAAATAATGATGAAAATGAAGAGAGAGAAAATAGACATAGAAGAAGAGATAGAAGTTCACCGCATTATAATCCAAATGGGATACCTAGATCTCAAATTCCAGAAGGTGATGAAGATTTATATATATTAAAATCACAAGTTGTTCCACCTGTTTGTCCTGCTTGTCCACCTGTAATATCATGTCCACAAGAAAAAGAAAAATGTGCTCCTTGTCCTCCTTGTGGTAGATGCCCTGAACCTGCTTTTGAATGCCGTAAAGTTCCAAACTATAATAGTAATGATGAAGATTTCTTACCAAGACCAGTATTAAATGATTTTAGTCAATTTGGTATGTAATTATTTATCTTTTTTGTAAAATAAATATTAATTATAAATAATAATAAATATTTATTTATCTTGTAAATGGAACCCATCTATTTT